GGACTGTCGTTCGGCGGCTGGGGTTATTACTCGCCGACACTGACCGCAGCCGTTATCTGTCGCAACGGACAGGTGGGAGTAGCGAACTCTAATATGATTGTTATCGACTCCAGCGGGCTGGCGCTGGCACGGCTGAATCCAACTGGAAATCCAGGTGACGTGTTTGACCTCAGCTACGCGCTCCCGGTTCCAAATCAATTCTATCGCTTTATGCTGGTGCGCAACGGAATACATGTGGAGTTTCGTATCAACGCAGTAGTTCAGGATGAGAGCGACGGGTTTATCTCCGGCGCAATTACCAACACTGCCTACATCAACGGCGATGGCACCGGCACTTGGCGGCTGGGAGTCAACGGTCCAACTGGTAATCTATTCGCCGGGTTTCGTACTGTGGCACTGGAGATTTACGACTATCCATTGGCCGTTGCCGACGACTTGGAGATTTACGAAGCAGCTTTCAATACTCTTTCCCTCACAGGGGTCAGCAACGTGCTTTCCAGCGCCGTCTTGTACTCCGATCTCGAGCCTGATCCGGTCAACTTCCCTTTCCGCCATAACTGGACTGACTCACTAATTGAACGCATCAGCTTTCGTGCAGCGCGGTCCAACTCAGTCAAGGGCTACGAGTCAGCGAACTCTCTTAGACCAAAACCGCGTCGCGAACTGGAGTTGCAACAGGTGCTGAGAGACGATGCCGAACGATCCTCATTTCGTGCCAAGTTGAACGCTAATCAGCATCGCAAGTGGTTCATTCCCATTCTCGAAGATAGAGAGCAGTTGACCGTGCCGCTTTCTGCCGGCTCAACTCTCCTGCCCGCAACGACGCAATACCGTGACTATGAAGTCGGCTCGTACGCAGAACTGCGCCAGTTATCTGTAACAGGGGGAGTTACAAAATCAGAGCAGGTGCTCATCACCGACCTCGACCCCTTCACCACCAATCCTACGACGCTGAGTTACGATGCTTATCTGTCCAGTATCAGCCCCGCTCGACGCGGCCTTGTTGAAGCACAGGTCTCTCCACGCGGACATACCGGCACAGTGGAGGATATGTCGCTGGTCATTCGCCTGTTAGCGGAGGACGAAGAAGTCACTCCGAATCGCATCATTCCTTGGACGCCAACTCTTACTTACAAAGGCTATGAAGTGTTCGACCCTGCCGTCTGGCAATCGAATGACTGGAGCGAGTTGCGCGACTACAGCGTTGAACGCGAACGCAGCGACATCGACTTCGACACGGGTACATTTGCTGTCGAGTCCGACACTGTTGGCGCATCTGAATCTTTCGGCTATCGCATGACCCTTGAAGGCCGCGACAAACACGCCGCACTGCTCGGTTGGTTCTACGCACGCGCAGGATCTATTAACTATCTCTGGGTGCCAACGATGCAGGCGGATTTCGTCCCTGTCGGCGCTGTGAGCGACGACACCACCGTTCGCGGTCATAACTACTTTGACAACTACGCGGGGAGCGAATATCGACGAGACTTAGCCTTCATCTACTTCGACAACACGATGGAGTTCCGACGAATTGAAGGCGTGACACTAGATGGAGCAAACGAGGTACTGGACCTAAACACCAGCGCTCCGACGTTCACCAACCTGCGCACAGTGTCTTATCTGCGCTTCTGCCGACTGGATGGCGATACACTGGAGATTGCACGGGTTACAGATACGAAGGCGCAATTCGCCTGGGGATTCAGAGAAATTCTGAGCAGTCCAGCGTAGGGGTGTGGTACACTTTGCCCACTAAACAGAGACGAGCACGTTTTTAACCGCGCCAACTGGAGGAAGACCCATGAAGATTGTTCCAAATCAAAGATTCATACATGACAGACAGGCATACGAAAAGGATCAGGAGTACGATGTGTCTGAAGAGTTAGGCCAGTACTTCGAGAATGTGGGATGGGTTGGTGACGACAAGGAAAAGGCGAACGACAATCACAACAGGCTGGCCGCTGACCTTGGGTTGCCGACCGCTGCGCCTGACGACACGGAAGCAGTTGTGTCGGAGTTGGAAAGGACAATCAGCAACCTGAGATTGCGCAAAGAAACGGGAGTGAAGCTTGGCTAACACTGTTCTGACTAATCGATGGCGGAATAATCGGGAGGTGTAATTTTGTCGAAACTCGTACATGATGATGTCCTAGATGGAGCGTGGGACGTGTTGGACCAAGCAGATATTATGACGGTCTGCGCTGGTCAACCAACAACGCGAACTGAGGCTGTAACAACCTTTAAGTTGGCTGATACCGCAATGACGCCTAACACTGATTACACCAAAGCAAATGGCACCACATCGGGGCGTAAGGTGACAACAGCAGCAAAGAGCGCCGTTCCGGTTGACACGTCGGGCACAGGTGATCATGTAGCTTGGTGCGACGCCACCCGGTTGCTATACGTGACTACTTGCACTTCGCAGGTTCTCACCGCAGGCAACACCGTGAACATACCTGCCGTTTCTATGGAAATAGCAGATCCGACCTAACTCGCTGCCGAGAGTGCGGTAAAATCAGAATCTTGAGTTTAAGGCTCGGCGCACAGTCGAGCCTTTTGTGTATATCTCATGGCAGTCTCCTTTCGAGTTACAGGTACATGGGCTGAACTCGTCGCTGATGGTTCAGTAGCGATTCCCGCTACTCCGCAGGCAGGCGATCGCATGTACCTGTTTGCGCGCTGGAAGGACTTCTCTATCACTGCGCAAGTTACTTCACCGTCTGGATGGACCAAGCTAACAGAGTTTGCTGATGGCTCATTAACCTCCGGCAATGGCACCGGCTCAGTTAAAGTCGCCTGTTGGTATCGTGACTGGCAATCAGGCGACACAGATCCAACTATCGACTTTTCTGTAAGTCCTACTACCGCCAGCGCTGTAATCATGGTCATGGCGAAAGCTGCGTCTGACTCGTGGCTCACTCCTGTCGCTGTTACCGCAGCCATGACGAATTGGACCACATCTTCACAAACCGTTTCAGCAAGTTCAACAGCGAACGTTCTAGGTGGTGGTGTGGTTATGGGGCTGATCGGCATTCGTGACGATACAGCCACTATGACGCGACCCACTAATGGGATTGATGATTCAGCCGGGGCTGTTACATGGAATGGAAACTATGTTGAATCGCCCGCAACGCACCATTCGACTACGACAGGAGATGATGGCGCGGCGGATCTTGGCTATAGGTTAGTAAGTGCGGGGGCAACTGCCACCCTGCGAATGACAGGAACGATCTCTGCGGCTGAAACAGGCGCGGCGTTGTGGGTAGTTCAGGGAGTGGAAGCGAATCTCACTGTTCAGAACTCCAGCCATGCACATACCGCAGCTAATGTTTCACTGACTCAGGTTCATTCGCTTGTGGTTGCGAACACAAGTCACGCGCAGACAGCGGCTAATGTTGAGCTCACGCAAGTTCACAGCCTTGCTGTACAAAATGCATCTCACGCACAAACCGCAGGCAGTCCCACGTTGGCAGAGGTTTCTAACCTGACCGTCCAAAACGGTAGTCACGCTCACACTGTTGAATCACTTACGATTACTCAAGTCCATGTCCTGACAGTAGCGAATGCCACACACTCACATTCAGCGCAAAGTCCGAATGCGCGTACGTTCCAAATCACCTGGCTCGACCCCGGTGGTGATGCGGTACAGGCGGTTGGGTACTTCAATACCGAGATACTTGGTAGTGAGGGAATAGTCAGCTATGACAACACGCAGCAAGTCGCAGGAGTTGGTTCATGGAAGTTTGACTCCGACACCGGACAGCCAGTGTTTGTCCAAGTGCCGGGAGTACTGGATGCCACCCGTCGCATCAGCTTCTACTGGCGCTACGATTCAGTGCCGGATCATACGGAGACGATAAGCGATCTAACAGAGGGAGCAAGTGTAGCCTACTCAGGGGGAGGATTTACTACTCCATCAGGCTTGCAAACTGATGGAGGTCTATACGCCACGGCAGCCCCATCTAAGAATACGGGACAGGGGTCAGTTTGTGAGTTTGACATCTTCTTTGGCGGTGTTGCGTCAGCGGTTATCGACTCCGTAAAAATTATTTACCAGCGAAAGTACGACGTCGATACATCCATCGGTATCTCCCGCGTTAAATGGCGGATAGGTAGCGAAGAAGGCCCAAACCACGATAACACTGATATGCCGCTGGTGGATACCATCGTTACGGTTGACATTACCGCAGAACGCGCATGGACGCGCCCTGACTTTGACATAGACGTGTTCGAGGTAATCGCCGAAGCCCGCCGTGGTGACACCGACACCGCCCACACACAAAGCTGGGACTACGTGAAGGTGGAGGTTGTGTTTCACCTGCCGGTAGGAATTGTGACGGCAAACGAAGTCTCAACCGGAGAGGAGGGACTGCGACTGGCTGTTACACCGAAGGGTGCTGGAGTCGTACTACGGTTTGTAGAAGGAAGTGCTATACCTCTTGGGGGCGCGGGCTATGATGGCATAACGGAATTGTTAGCTAACACGTCGTACAGAATCAGCCTCAGTTATATTCATCATGGTGCGGATGATCTGGAAATTAAAATTTACATCAATAGCGTTGAGGAGTTATCAATTGTAGAAGCCGCTACCGGTGGTATTGTCAATGACTTAGTTGATCTTCATTACGGCTGGATCGGCAACCCCGGCGCTGCGCACGTCGCATGGTTCACTCACTTGTACGTTGACGATGGCGACGATCTCACCGATCCTCGCAACAAACTGGCGACGGCCAAGCTGCCCGCATCTGTTAGTCAGAACAATTGGACCACGACAGGTGGGACAGGAGCGGTTAACGAGCGCCCGGTGAGTGAGACGAATTATAAACAACACAGTGCGTCTATTGGCACGATTCGCCAAACCTACACGCTACAAGATGCCGCCACTGGTGACGTTGACATCTCAGGTAAAACCGTTGTCGGCTACATGGGGTGGGTGTGGGCAGGAGCGCTTCTAAATGCAGGCGGTTACATCCATCTGGTAGTCAACGGCACAGACAGAGCAGAAGAGATTTGTCGTGGGCCATTAGTTGGCAGCGAGCCACCCAAACTATTGTCGTATCCAGTTACGTCCAGTGTGTATCCGTCCGACGGCGACGCGATTGGCATGGCTATTATAAATCCTGAGGATCTGACCAACGCGACTCTCTACGAATGCGGCATCGTTGTCTGCTACGAAGGCCCGGACACTGACGACCCTTTATTCCCTCTGCAACTACTCGCCTCATCGGCCAGCACCAGTGACGATATGGGTGGCACGCCTCCGGCTGAATACGAACTCAAGAACGTAGTTGTCGAAGCTCCGGGCGCAGTAATGACAACGACGATTAGTTCGCGCACGGCGGAGGGGGAAGTGCCGCAGCAGCAGGCGATTATTGAGACCAACGGCGGCGATGAAGTCGGCATCGTCGTCCTCAGTCCCGGCGTGGAAGTCAGTGTAGATATTGATGTGTCAGGCACGAACACCAGTGTTGAATTGCGGCGCGTAGACCAGACCGTAATCTAGTGACGTGGCAAACCCAACCGTCTTCAATGCAGTAGCAACCAATCCGGGCGGCACTGGCTCGACTATCACCGTCACTCTCTCGACTCATGCAGTTGGCGACCTGCTCATCATCTACGTCGCAAACACTGGAAACGTGCTGTGGACAGGCAATCCGAGTGGTTGGAGCCGAATCGACCAACGCAGTGTTGGAACCTCGACAACCGGAATTGTCGGCACGTGGCTGTGGCGCAAGGTGGTATCAGGCGATACCCTGCCACTTGCTAACCCGCAATGCACTTTAGGCGCGACTGTCACCCGGCTCGCCACCTGCCGCACCGTACGCGGCGCTGACCTTGAATCACCCTTCGTCACCCCCAACTACGGCCAGCGCGGCTTCAGCACCGGAACATCGAATCCGGCGCGTCCTCCTACGGTGGTCACTCCCGCGCCCGAAGTCCTTGCCTTGCATTGCTACGGGTCACGCTCAGCGACAAACGCTCCTGATCCATCCGGCTACACGGCAGACGCAGAAGCGATTGTCAGCGGAACGTTAGTAATCAACGCTGCCAGTAAGATCGTCGCTGACCAAAACACCAGCTTAAGCAATCAGGACGCATCACCCACCAGCGGCGCGCGCTGGGCATCTGGCATCATCTGTGTTCCGTCAAAGGACTACGCTTATTACCGCAGCGGTTCACAAGCCAACACTGCTTCCGGCACCAGCGTCACTCCCGCCCTGCCTACTGGCACAGTCAGTGCTGATGTTAATGGGAACAAAGATTTAATTATCGCGACAGTGAAGACAGCAGGGACACCAACGATTGCGCCTCAAGTTCCTGGTGACTGGACCGAACTAGGTATTTGGAGCGGGACCACAGGCGGCAGCGTCACTTCCATTCGCAAGTATTGGGCACTGTACGACGGCTCCATCAACCTTCAATTCAACCGCTCTACGACGGGCGCAATCGCGGTCTGTCTCACCACTCACTACAACCCACATCAGACCACGCCGATCGGCAATGCTGATGCGGTAGCGAACGCATCGTCTACTACTTCCACTTGGAACGCACAAAACCGCAGTGCCACAAAATCAACCGTCGTCCAGACCTGTGTTGCAGATGGTACGCCAACGTTCACAGCTCCGAGCGGGTGGACGGAGCGCATGGACGGCAATGGCATCACGTGCGCTGATCAAATATATAACGCGGATGGCGGTACGCCGTCGGGCTCCTTCACGCTTTCGACTGCCAGCGCGACAGTTTGCGGACCTGTAGAGGTTAAGAGCCCCGCTGGGGTAGGGGCGATTGATTTAGTGGTACAGAACGCTGCGCACTCGCATACGGCAGCGAACGCAGTGCTTACTCAGGTCCATGCTTTGGCGGTGGCTAACGCTGCTCATAATCACTCGGCCGGCAATGTCGCGTTAACTCAAGTTCACGCGCTCGCGGTTCAGAACAGTTCCCACGCACACTCAGTAACCAGCCCAACAATTACGCAAGTACACGCGCTTACCGTTGAAGGCAGCACACATGCCCACACCGCTGAAAGTCCAGCGCCTACCCAAACCCATGTGTTGAGCGTCGCAAACGGCACTCACGCGCATTCAAGTGAGAACGCGGTATTGGTGCAGGCCCATCAATTGACGGTAAGCGGCGCCGCGCATAATCACTCAGGCGAGAACGTTGCGCTTACACAGGCTTATAACTTAACAGTCGCATCGGGATCTCACGCACACTCCAGCGAGAACGTGAGCATAGTCATTGTATTGGTCTTAGACGATGCGACCCACGGCCACGTCGCGCAGAATGTTGAGTTAACGCAAGTTCACGAACTTGTGGTCGCCAACGGTGCCCATTCACATAACGCTGAATCACCATCGCTTACACAAGTCCACGCAATACAGGTTGACGATACGAGTCATGCCCATGTGGCGGGTTCTCCAGTACTTGAGCAGGTTCACAATCTGGCGGTTGCAGACGCAGTTCACGGTCACACGGCAGCGAGTCTAAGCTTTACCCAAGTCCATGAGCTCGCCATTGCCGACAGCACGCATAGTCACGCGGCTCAGTCAGTCGCGCTTGTTCAGGAGCATGGACTTCTACCCGCCGACGCGAGTCACGCACAGACAGCAGAGTCCCCAACATTAACGCAGGTCCACGGCTTGTCTGTTGCGGATGCCGTTCACAACCACTCTGCCACGTCTCCATCTCTAACACGGTCTCACGAACTGGTTGTCGCCTCCGCATTGCACGAACACGATGCAGAAAACGCCGATGTGAACCAGGCTGCTGAACTAGCCGTGCAGGGAGCGTTGCACGGACATGTAACCGAGGATGTAAGTCTAGCCCAAGTCTCTGCCATTGACGTTGAGAGCAGTGTTCACGAACACGTCGCAGAACATGTCGTGTTGGTTCAGGCGCATAACTTAAGCGTGGATGATTCGGCGCACGTTCATGTTGCCACAGATGTCAGCTTTGCAATCGATCTACAGGTTGACGACAGCGCACATAACCACGTAGCAGATAGCCTGGTACTAGAACAGACGCATGTGCTGAGCGTTCACTCTGCGCTGCATCTACATACATCTCAGTCGCCGACCTTTTCTGTAGACTTAAACGTGCAATCCGCCCTACACTTACACACGGCAAGCAGTTTGACGTTGACGCTTGGCGCAGTGCCGCCGCCTCCGCCCAGCAGGACATTTACAGTCGGAGCGCCTGCGCGGGTAGTTCACGTTGCTCCGAGTGCTCGAGTTTTTGTAGTACCAAGTAACTAACAGCCTATGGCTCTTAACAACATCGACACTAAAGACCCAGACGAAGTGAAGGACTACGGGATTAATTGGAGTCGGGAGTTGGCGCAGTATAGTGACACGATTCAGTCCAGTTCCTGGCCGAACCCACCGACGGGGATTACGATAGTGACCGACACTTTTGATGACACATCTACGACGGTCTGGCTTTCTGGCGGGACGCTTGGTACTGACTACCCGTTAACAAACAGGATCGTAACCACATCAACTCCTGAATCGCGCATCCTAGACCAAACAATTATCATCCGTGTGAGAGCTCGGTGATTGCGCCGCATTTTCTGGCAGGTGATTAACTAACCTTATTCCTCGTGCCACGTTTGGGACTCTCTTAATCAATCCCTGATTCTCAAGAGCAACTAAGACTTTATGTACGCTTGCAGATGAGCGTAAGTTACACTGTTTACTTATTTCTGCAATAGTAGGGGCGATACCGTTGGATGCGATATATCCGCAGATAAATCGAAACACACGCTGTTGCTTAGGGGATGGTGGCATTTACTTACCTTTCTTTCTCTTGGATCTCCACTGTGGTAACTCATGTGCTTTGAGAATGGCTGGACGCATGATCTCATATTGAGCACGAGTGGCGACCTGAACGTGCAAAACTTCCATGTTCATTTTGGGCTCGGCTAACAAGCAGTAACCCTCCGCGTCTTCACCGACCCCTCGTTTAATCGCCGCAAGTTGTTCCTCTGTTAGCGGTATTGAAATGATTTTGAATGGCATGATTCTCCTTTATGAGAGCGTTAACAATATGCCTCTTGAGTCGTTCATAGAGATGTGGGCAGAGATATGAGTTTAGTTCGCACTGGTTACAGCTATAACAATCCACATCTCCGACGGGCTGATCGACTTCCTTAAAGTAGGTCTCAACCGCCTCTTTAGCAATAAGTTGGGCTTGTTGGGCTTTCATTTGAACTTTAGTCCTCAGCTTTGACTCTGACCTCAATAGAGTTGTCGTCAACAAATTCGTGGTCGCTTGCGTGGCCCAATTCAAGCAAACACGTTTTGTTTCCTTCGTAATAGGTTTCAACCCATTCCCCTGAATAGATCTGCCCAATCTCTTCAAGGTGCTGGCGGTAGTCTTTCCAGCAATGCGGCATCTCGTTCTCCTCACTTACATCCCGGAAGCCAATACCACACAAACCCCGCACTTAAACAAAGACCAATTACGATCCCAAACAGGATTAGGACCATCGCAATACATCCTGCTTCCGCGCTGCGCGAGCCGTGTGCATCTTCAATCATTCACCGATGCTCCGTCAGTCGAATAGTTCTTCACTTGCGCGTAGTTCGCCACGTCCTTCGATTAACTCCAGTGAACGTAGTCTGCTGAGGTAGGTATTGAAGCTGCCACTTGTTCCGCTGAGCGCAGCGCGTTCTGCGACTTCATGTTTTGATAAAGATTTCGGATAAGCCCCTGCTAGTGTAGAAAGAATACGTGATGCTCCACTCTCTCCGAGATCTGATAACCAGTGCTGTAGTAGAGCGTCGCCTGTCGGCAAGGGGTCGTAGTCACCGAGAGCGGTCAACCCTTCATTTGTGATCTGCACATGTCCGCGATCTCCAGTAACCCATCCGCTTGATCGTGCGCGACTCATGTACGTGTTGAAACTGCCGCTTTTGCTGGAGAGCCCGGCACGAACGCCGATCTGGCGCACGGAGAGCCCCTGCGGACGTTGAGCCAATGCGACGAGGATTCGGCGCAATCCCGCTTGTCCGATTGAGCCACCATCGTTGTGCTTAGCCTTGCGAGGCGCTGTCGAAGCGGGTTGATTCACAGCAGTGCGAGGAACATCCCGTTTGTATTCCGCCAATACAGGAGCGTTGCCGTTGAGAGTCGCCAACTTTGCAATCTGGTCAAGACGCCCGCACAAATCGTTGATCGCCTTTACGTTTTCACGCTGCAATGCCTCAAATCGATTCTCTGCATCGGCTACAGCTTTATCGACAGCGCGTTCGATCATCTTTGGATCAGTCTCAGGCTTGGCGCGTTCAAGTTCAGCGATACGCTTACGCAGTAACTTTGGATCTTCGGCCTTGGCCTTCTCAATAGTCGCAGCCATATCGCGCTCAATCACACTGAGATCGATGTCCGCAATACTCTTTGGTTGCTGTCGTGCCTCTCCTGGTTTCGGCGTTCGCATTGAGTCGAACGTGCGGAAAGTCTT